AAGGGGAGCGGCAATGAGCCTCGATTTCAATTCGATCTTCCAGAAGGTCCTTGACGGCGTGTTCACCGGCGTTGGCGTCGTGATCGCCGTGGCGCTGGTGCGCAAGTTCCTGCCGGGCGTGATCTGAGCCATGTCCGGCAAGCCGCCGCTCTCAGAATCTACTGAGAAGAGGCTGAGAAACCTGCAGCCGTACAAGCCGGGCGCAGAATGGAACGGCAACAGCAAGGGCCGCCCAAAAGGATCGCGCCACAAGCTGACCGAAACTTTCCTCGCCGCCATGGTCGAGGACTTCGACAAGGCCGTCGAAGAGGGCGGCAAGACGCAAGGGCAAGAGGTGATCGCGCGTGTCCGCGAGGAGGACCCGAGCACCTATTTGCGCGTCATCGCTGCCATCATTCCGAAACAGGTCGAGCAGACCAAGCCACTGGAAGATCTGAACGAGGAACAGCTTGACGAACTCATTGCTGCCCTCGAATCCCAGCGACTTGGAGGCGATCCGTCTCAAGTGGTTGCGGGCGGCGAAGCAGCGAAAGCAGGAGCTCGCCGCAAGAAACCGCCTAACGACGTACCGCCCTTACAATAAGCAGCGCGAGTTTCACGCCACCCGCAAGCGGGAGCGGCTGTTCATGGCCGGCAACCAGCTGGGCAAAACGGTCGCTGGAGCCGCTGAGGTCGCAATACATCTGACCGGTCGGTACCCGGACTGGTGGGATGGGCATCGATACGACGACGCCATCACAGTCATCGCCGGCTCTGAGTCGGCGGAACTGACGCGAGACGGTGTTCAGCGGCTTTTGCTGGGGCCGCCTGCGGACGAGACGCAGTGGGGTACGGGCTTCATTCCGTACGACGCCATCGTCGGTAAGCCAAAGCGGCGCCAAGGCGTGAGCGACGCTGTGGATACGGTCGTGGTGAAGCACGCCAGCGGAAAGAACTCGACGCTGCTGCTCAAGAGTTACGACCAGGGCCGGTCCAAATGGCAGGCCAATACGGTCAACCTTGTGTGGTTTGACGAAGAGCCGGACGAGGACCTTTACATGGAGGGCCTCACGCGCACCAACGCGACGATGGGCCTGATCATGATGACGTTCACGCCGTTGCTGGGCATGAGCACGGTGGTGATCCGGTTCATTCAGCCGCAGAAGGGCGACCTCGGCGTGAACGATCGCGCGGTCATCCAGATGACGATCGAGGATGCCGAGCATTACACCGCCGAGGAGCGTGCGCGCATCATCGCCAGTTATCCGGCGCATGAGCGAGAAGCCCGAACCAAGGGCATTCCGACCCTTGGAAGCGGGCGCATTTTTCCGGTGTCTGAAGAGTCCATTGCTTGCGATCCGCTGGTCGCGGTGCCCGACCACTGGGTGCAGATCATCGGTGTGGATTTTGGCACCGACCACCCGTTTGCGGCGGCGCATCTGGTTTGGGACCGGGACGCTGACGTCATTTACGTGACGAAAGTGTTTCGCCAGTCGCGGCATGACGCAGGGGGCAGTTCGGCCATTCTGCACGCCGCCGCACTCAAGCCGTGGGGTGATTGGATTCCTGTCGCATGGCCTCACGACGGCTTGCAGCACGACAAGGGCAGCGGTGAAGAACTGGCAAGTCAGTATCGGATGGCTGGACTTAACATGCTTCTGGAACGGGCGACGTTTGAGGACGGCGGAAATGGCGTTGAGGCGGGCATCATGGAAATGCTCGACCGCATGCAAACCGGCCGCCTACGTGTCGCGCGTACGTGTACGGAGTGGTTTGAAGAATTTCGGCTTTATCACCGCAAGGATGGCAAGGTCGTAAAGGAGCGTGACGACGCCTTAAGCGCGACTCGATACGCAATCATGATGAAACGATTTGCGGCGCCCAGGCCGCGAAAGTCTCAACTCGTTGTCCCCAACTTCGGAGCAGTTTGACATGGCCGTCATGGTACCCACCCAGCTGCCGGGCGTACAGCAGGTGCTGTTCCGCCTGATCGGCGCCAACATGAACGTCACCACGGACCAGGCGTTCGTGCCGTATCTGTGGACGCCCGGTGCGTCGTTCCTGATCGAGCGCATCCGCGTCGTGAACGCCTCGGTCTCGCTGAGCACGGCGGCGGGCGGCATCTACACGGCGGCGAGCAAGGGCGGCAACGCCATCGTGGCGTCCGGCCAGGCCTATTCGACGCTCACCGGCGCGACGATCGGCCTTGATCTCACCGTAGCGGCGGTCGGCAACGGCCTGCAGACCGCAACGCCGATCCTGTCGCTGACCACCGGTCAGGGCGCGGCGGCGACGGCGGACTTCTACGTCTATGGCTCCATCATCGGGAACCTCTAATGACCGAGGCTGAATACCGCGCGCAGATGGAGGCGATCTACATCGACCGCCCCGCGCATGTGGACGTGATGGTCGCGGCGTGGCTGGCCGAGCAGGGCAAGGTCCCGGCGCCTGCCCCTGAGCCCAGCGCAGCGCTGGAGGGCGACGACCCGGAGGCTGACCCGCAATGAGCCTTGAGATCATCCGGGCGTCGTTCACCAGGCCTGCGGATACGACCATTTATGCGGCGGGCGACCTCCTCGCCAACTCCGTCACCCCAGGCAGCGTTGTCCCGATCGCGTTCACCAGCAGCAACGTGCCGTGCCGCATCCAGCGCGTCACAATGCTCAGCAGCAATGACGCGGTCGCCAACAAGAACTTCACGCTGTATCTGTTCACGGCCCAGCCGACCGTCACCAACGGCGACAACGGCGCCTTCGCTCTGGCGACGCAGTTCTCGGCGCTGCAGGCGGTGTTTGGCAGCACGGCGGCGGTCAATACCGGGGCGGGCGCGGTGAACGTGTTCTATCCGCTGGACGGCGCGGCGACGCCGCAGAATGGCTGGATCCCTCAGCTGATGCCGGGCACGTTCTGGGGCCTGCTCAAGGTGAACGCGGCCTACACGCCGACCAGCGGTGAGACATTCACGCTGCTTGTGGAAGCGTGGGCGAGCGCGGGCGATTCCTGATCCCATGGCTTATGTAAACGGCGCGGACGACGGCTACCAGGTCGGCGCCGATCCGGACCATGCGCGTGAGGCGGACGAAAAGCTCGTCCTGACCGACGCGGACTTCTTGTCCATCGTGAAAGCCGAGCGGCGTACCGCCATCGGCATGAACACCGGCGACACGATCCTCGAAGAACGGGAACTGGCGCTCGAGTACTACAAGGGCCAGATGGACGACGTCCCGGCCCTGCCGAACCGGTCGAAGGTCGTCTCCAGCGACGTGGCCGATGCGGTGCATACCGCGTCGCCGGACCTGATCGAGATCTTCACCGGCGGCGACGAGATAGGCTCTTTTCGGGCTGTCGGCGAAGAGGACGTGGCGGCGGCGGAGCAGGAAACGCAGGTCGTCAACCACGTCATCATGAACGAAAACGACGGTTTCCGGCTTGTCCACGACGCGATCCATGACGCGCTGCTGACCAAGGTCGGCATCTTTCACTGGTGGGTGGAGGAGGACGAAAGCTACGAGGACGCCGATCTGGAGCGCGCCACGGCTGCTGAGGTGCAGCTTGCGCTGCAGGACGGCGAACTGGTCGAGATCGAGCAGTCCGGCCTGTCCGACACGACGGGCGAACCGCTCTATGATGTCACGATCCGGCGCAAGCGCACCGACAAGTGCGTCAAGGTCGACGTGGTCGCGCCGGAAGACTTCGCCGTGGCGCGGGACACGAAGAAGCTGGCCGACACGACCTATTGCGTGATGCGGACACGGCCGCGCGCACAGGACCTGAAGGCGCGAGGCTTTGACCCGGACATCGTGGACGGCCTGCCGGTCTATTCGCAGGCGAACCCGCAGATCCTGGACCAGGCGCGCGACCTTGCCGGCGAACACCGTGTCGTGACCGGCGCGTCGGACTCCACGCACGATCTGCGCACGGTGCTGATCTACAAGCACATCATCCGCGTGGACGCGGACGGCGACGGCAAGCCGGAGGTCTGGCAGGTCGAGACCGACGAGCACGAAGGTGTCATCCTGCAGAAGTCCAGGCTGAGCCATGTGCCGTTCGCGGCGGGCTCGCCCTATCGGGCGCCGCACCGCTTCTATGGCCGGTCGCTGGCGGACCTGCTGATCGAGGTGCAGCGGATCAAGACCGCGCTGATGCGCCTGACGCTGGACACCGCGTTCTTCGCCGTCAACCAGCGCCACGAGGTCGCGGAAAGCACGGCGTCGGAGCACACAATATCCGACCTGCTCAACAACCAGCCCGGCATGCCGGTGCGGGTGAAGCAGCAGGGCACGGTGCGGGCCATTCCGGCGGGTGCGATGGGCTTCGACCCGTTCGCGGCGCTGGAGTATGTGGCGACGGTGGCGGAACAGCGCACCGGCATCGTGCGCAACGCGCAAGGGCTCAATCCCGACACGCTGCATGACACCGCCAAGGGCGCGATGCAGCTGATGCAGGCCGCGCAACGCCGCTTGCGGCTCGTTGCGCGCACCCTGGCGGAGACCCTGTTCCGGGACCTGTTCGTCGGCGTGCACCAGACGCTGCGGGAGCACGGGCCGAGCGAGATCACGGCGCGCATCCGCAACCAGTTCGTGGCCGTCGACCCCACGTCGTGGGGCGTGCGCAAGGACATGACGATCGAGATCGGCATGGGCGGCGGTCGCGAGCATGACCTGATGCTGCTGGAGGCCGTGAAGGCTGACATGCGCGACATTCTGGAGGCGCAGGCCAACGGCGCGCTGGAGGCGAAGGTCGTGACGCCCGCGAACGTGTTCGCCATGGCGAAGAAGCGGGCCGAGCGCGCCAACATCAAGGGTGTGGCGGAGTTCTACACCGACCCGACGCAGGAGCTGCAGCAGAAGGCGCAACAGCCGCCGCAGCCCAGCCCTGAGATGATGAAGATGCAGGCGGACGTCGAGACCGACCGCCAGAAGCTGCAGCTGGAGGCGGAGCGCGCCAAGGCCGAACACGATCGCGCCATGCAGAAGACCGCTGCGGAAGTGCAGGCGACGCGCGAGAACAATCAAGCGCAGATTGCGCTGGCGCTGGAGAAAGCGCAGGTCGAGATCCAGATGATGCGCGACAAGGCCGCCGCGGAACAGCAGACGGCCCGGGAGCAGATGCAAATGGATCTGCAACTGGCCCGCGAAAAGATGCAAATGGATTATCAGCTTGAGCGCCTTCGTATCGAAAGCTCTGAACGCGTTGGGCGGGCCCAGGCCGCCCAGGTCGGCAGCGATAGCCCGCCCAGCATCGACACGGACGTGAACGGCCAATGACGCGCCGCAGGGAAGAGCCGCTGCCGGCGGAAATCCGGTCGCGCGGGCTCGCCGCAAAGGCGGAACTGCCGGTGATGGACGATGCGTTCGAGATCGTGCGCGCGCGGCTGTTTGAGGAATGGATGAACACGCGCCCGGCGGACACCGACCGGCGCGAGCGCATCTACCACACGCTTTATGGGCTGGCGTCGGCGCGCAACGTGCTGATCGAAGCCATCAATGCGGGTGAGCTGCAGGAGGGGTCGGACGCAGTGGCCGACATCCTCAACGGGCGGGACCCGGTCGTCTAGGGAACACGGAATGACGGATGGTGAAGTCCTGTCGCTCGACGCGGCAGTGAACCTGCTTGCGCAGCCGGAGGAGGAGCGCAAGGACGAGTCGGCGCAACCTCAGGCCGAGGCAGAGGCGCCGCAACCGGAAGCGAAGGAGCCCGAGCCGGAAACGCTGGAAGAGCCGCAGGCCGAAGCGGAAGAAGAGCCAGAGGCAGAGGCCGAGCCGGAGCCCGAAGAGGAGCCCGCGCCGCAGATCGACCCGCCGCGGTCATGGTCGAAAGAGGATGCGGCCATCTGGAGCCAGCTGCCGCCCGAGGCGCAGGAGGTCGTGGCGCGCCGGGAAGCCGAGCGCGATCGCGCGACACACCTTGCGATCCAGGAGAAGGCGGAACTTACCAACGTCGTCACGCAGATCGCACAGCGCTACCAGCAGTTTGCGCCGCAGATGCAGGCGCAGGCGCAATCGGAGGCGGAGGCCTTTGAAGCGCGCTGGGGCGATGTGGACTGGCAGACGCTCGCGGACGAGCGTCCCGAGGACTACCACCGTTTCAGCGCCATGTATGACGCCGAGAAGAAGACGCTGGAGCAGAGGCAGGGGCAGGCAAAAGCCCTCGCAGCCGAAGCCGAGCGCGCTTCTCAACTCGCCCGCATGCGCTATCTCGAAGAGGAAAACGCAAAGCTGCAGCAGCTTTCGCCTCAACTCGCCGCAAACGCGGAGAGAAGGCAGGAGGTTGCCCAATTCCTTTTCGACAACGGGTTCGCGCCCGAAGTGCTTCAGGACATGTCGGCCACCGAACTCTGGCTCGTGCATCATGCGATGCGCTCCATCGAGGCGGACCGCAAAGTCCAGAAGGCTGTCGCCGCACCCCGTCCCGCAACCCCAACGCCGAAGGCCGTGCCTGTGCGCGGTGCCGGCGCTCCCTTAAAAGGCCGCGACCTGCAGGGCCTCGAAACCCGGCTGACCAAATCCGGCAGTCTGGACGACGCTGTCGCCTTGTTGGTCGCGCGTAACGCCAAAAGGCGATAATCCATGACTGCACCAACAAATGCAGTCCTCACGACGACCCTTGTCGGTCAGCAAGAGGACCTGGAGGACGTGATCTATCGCGTCGCTCCTGAAGACACCACGTTTACATCCAACATCGGCAAGGTCAGTGCGTCCGCCCGCTTCCACGAATGGCTGACGGAAGTTCTGGCGACGCCGGACAACACCAACGCCCAGCTTGAAGGCGATGACTACACGGCCGGGGCCGTGAACAACCCGACCCGTGTCGGCAATTACTGCCAGATCACGGCCAAGGCGTTCACGATCTCCCGCACGACCGACATCGTCAACAAGGCCGGGCGCGACACGGAAACGGCGCGCCACAAGGCCATTCGCGGCCTTGAGCTTCGCCGGGACATCGAGGCCCGCTCCATCGGCAACCTCGCGTCCAACAACGAGGCGGGCGCCACGCCCCGCCGGTCCGCGGGCGCGCTGGCGTGGATCACCTCCAACGACAGCCGCGGCGCGTCCGGGGCGGACGGCGGTTTCTCCTCCGGCACGGTGTCTGCGGCCACCAACGGCACGCAGCGCCCGCTGACGGAATCTCTGGTGCGCACGGTCATCGCCAACCTGTTCAACTCGCGCGGCGGATCGACGGGCCGGGGCTACCAGGCCTACATGTCCATCGCGCAGAAGCAGGTCTGGTCGCAATTCACCGGTGTGGCCGCGATCCGCAAGGACGTGCCCGGGACCGGCATGGCGACCATCGTCGGCGCGGCGGACACCTATGTGTCCGACGCGGGCGTCATCTCGCTGATTCCGCACCCGTACTTCTCCGCACGGGATGCGCTGATCATCGATCCGGACATGTGGGCCATCGCCACGCTGGACGGGATGAAGACCAAGCAGCTCGGCGCCACCGGCGACGCCGAAAAGTGGCTGATGACCAAGGAATGGACGCTCGTCTGCCGCAACCAGGCGGCGTCGGCGGTCATTGCCGACCTCTCGTAAGCCTGATGCGGGGCGGTCCTGACGGGCCGTCCCGCTTTTTCTGGAGTGACCATGTCTGAAAATCTCGACGCTGTGCTGGACCCGGCCACGCCGCCCCGGCGTGACCGTGCGCCGAAGGCAAGCGTGCTCAATCAGCCGGTGGAACCGCCGAAGATGGCGGACGGCGCGCAGCCCGTGGCGTCCTCGCGCAGCAAGACCAGCGTCACCGGCCCGGAAGGCCCGCCGATCCGCATGCGGGTGACGGCAAAGGGCGACATGCAGATCAGCGCCGGATCGGACCACGGGTTCGACCGTTACCGCATGTTCGCGGAGTTCACGGCCAACGACGTCAACGCGCGCTCGCTCTACAACAAGGGCTGGGCCGAACCGCTCGACAACCCGCAAGAGACCGTGATGCGGTGGGAAGAGCTGAACAGCCGCGACAAGCAGCGCGAGGCCGCCAGCCTTCGCCGTCGCGACGAGCTCCTCGAGAAGGGCGCGCCTGTGGGTGTGACGGATGGCTGGGGCTGATCTGCCGCGCGACGGCTACCAGTACGCCGATGGCGTGCAGGAGTTTGTCGACGGCTACCGGCCGTCGCATGCCCATGCCGATGCTGTGGCGCGCGATCCGGATGCGCCGATCTGGCGTTCCTCGGCGGGTGTGGACTGGCACATCAAGGACACCGCGGACGGCATCGTGATCCAGGGCGTGCAGGACGTGTGGGGCATCCTCGAAGCCAACAAGGCCATGTTCACGGAAAACGACGGCTGGTCGAAGGGTGAGAAGTTCATGCGCCGGGCGGCCACGATCCCGGCGCAGCTGCGGCTTAAATGGTTGCTGGAAGAGGGTTTTGATGCTTGGCGCCCCGATATTTACTGGGACGCCATTCGCAAAAAGCTGAACTCCATTGAGTACCGGCACCTCCGAACTGCGGACTGGCGGGTCTGATGAAGGCGACAATCGACTTCCCCGTGAAGCAGCTTGAAGCCATGTTCGCTTACGACCCTGTGACTGGCGTCGTGACGCGGAAAACCACCGGGCGCGGCATGCCGCCAATCGGTTCTGTGGTCGGTTCAAAGTGCGGCAAGGGCTATCTGCGCGTGTCCATCCGCAAGCGCCTGTACCAGCTTCACCGCGTGGTTTTCGCGTTGGCGTATGGCCGGTGGCCGACACTTCATGTGGATCACGTCAACGGCGACAAGAGCGACAACCGTCTTTGCAACCTGCGTGAGGCGTCAAACGCTGAGAACATGCGGGCGATCCCCGCCAAGAGGACAAGCAAGACAGGCGTTTCGGGCGTCTCGTTCAACAAGGCCAAGGGAGCGTGGCGAGCGGAAATCCGCGTCAACTATCGCCGACTTCACCTTGGATATTTCGGCCGGTTAGACGATGCCGTGGCCGCCCGGCGCGCTGCTGAGGCGACATATTTCGGCGCGTTCGCGCCGCGAGGGGGCTAGATGGCCCAGTTCTCCAACTACGCCGACCTTCAGGCTTCGGTCCTGTCGTGGAACTGGGCCCGCGACAGCGCGCAGGTGGCCGACGCCATCTATCTCGCGCATCAGGCGATCAATCTCCTGTTGCGCGTGCCGGCGATGGAGAAGTCCGGCACGCTGACCGTCAACGCCGTCAGCGTGACCGCGCCCAGCGACCTGCAGGCAGTGAAGAAAATCTGGATCGACGGGTCCTTCGACAGCCCGCTGTCGCCCGTGCCGCCGGACCGGCTGCAGGCTTTGCGGGCGGCATGGACCACGGCGCAGCCGCAATGGTACGCAATCGAGGGCGCGGACGACACGACGGACGTGTTCCAGTTCGCGCCGAACCCGGGCGCGACGACCTACACCGCCTATCTGACCTATTACCGGCGCCTGTCGTTCTTTGCGGACGGGACCGCCACCAACAAGATCCTGACACGTCACCCGCATCTCTATCTCTACGGCGCGCTGACGGAACTGGCGCGCTACAGCGACGACCAGGAGCGCGTCGCGCAGGTCGCGCCGGTGTTTGACGCGATGATCGAAAACCTCAACAGGCAGGCCCGGTCCGACGCCCTTGGCGGCGGCGCGCTGGCGCCGGCGAGCCCGTATACGGTCTGATGGCGTGGGTTGATCTCGGCCTGCCGCCCGGCCTGCTGCGCCGGGGCACGGCGCACCAGAGCAAGGGGCGCTGGTTCGAGCAGACCCTGGTGCGCTGGTATGAAGGCGCGATGCGCCCGATCGGCGGCTGGCTTGCGCGCACCACGACGCCGATGTCCGGCAAGTGCCGCGCCATGGTGACGTGGCGGGATAACGTCACGACGCGCTTTATCGCGCTCGGCACGCACACGAACCTTTACGCCCTGACGCAGACGTCGGCGACGCCGGTGGACATCACGCCGGTCGGCTTCACGACGGGCCGCGCGGATGCGACCTTCGGCGCGGGCTATGGCGTCGGGCCGTACGGCGCGAGCACCTATGGCACGCCGCGCATCGACAATGTGTCGGTGCAGGACGCCTCAATGTGGGTGCTGGACACGGACGGGCAGGACTTGGTCGGCGTCATGAGTGACGACGGCAAGCTCTATGAATGGCTGCGGAATACCAGCGTAAAGGCCGTGGCGACGACCGGCGCGCCGAGCAACAACAGCGCCGTCGTGGTGACGCCGGAGCGCTTCGTGATGCTGCTGGGCGCGAACGGCGTGTCCCGGCGCTGTCAGTGGGCCGATCAGGAAGTGCGCACGACATGGACGGCCACGAGCACCAATCAAGCCGGGGACTACGATATCCAGTCGCAGGGCAAGCTGATGTGCGGACTGCGCTTGAGAACATCGACGCTGATCTTCACCGATCTCGACGCGCACATGGCGACCTATGTGGGCCTGCCCTATGTGTACCGCTTCGACCGGATCGGGGATGCGTGCGGGATCATCTCACGGGGCGCCGCCGCGGCGCATGAAAGCCGGGCCATGTGGATGGGGACTAACGGGTTCTTCCTCTATGACGGCACGGTGCGCCTGGTGCCGTGCGATGTCTGGGACGAGGTGTTCAAGGACATCAACATCACGCAGCGCAGCAAGGTCGTCGCCATGACCAACGCCACCTTCAGCGAGGTGTGGTGGTTCTATCCGTCCGCGGCGAGCACGGAGAACGACAAGTACGTGACTTACAACATCCAGGAAGACCACTGGAACGTCGGGCAATTGTCCCGGTTGGCGTGCGTCGATGCGGGCGTGTTCAACAATCCGCTGATGGTGGACGCATCCGGCTATGTCTATGACCACGAGACCGGGTCGAGCTACACCGGCGCGGCGGTCACGACGCCGTTTGCGACGTCGTGACCGCCGCGCCGGTGTAGCTC